GGTCGAATTCTTCCCAAGATTTCGGGGATTCTCCCTCCGAGCAGGGTTAATAGGGTCGAATTCTTCCCAGGATTTCAGGGATTCTCCCTTCGAGCAGGGTTAATAGGATCGAATTCTTCCCAAGATTTCGGGGATTCTCCCTTCAAGCAGGGTTAATAGGATCGAATTCTTCCCAGGATTTCGGGGATTCTCCCTCCGAGCAGGGTTAATAGGGTCGAATTCTTCCCGAATTTTCTCCCTGGATTGAGTTAATAAAGCCGCATTCTCCCCAGGATTTCGGGCGATTTTCTCCCTGGATTGAGTTAATACGGCCGTGTTTTCGGGCGATTTTCTCCCTGGATTAAGTTAATGAGGTCGAATTCTCCCCAGGATTTCGGGCGATTTTCGTTCTAGATTGAGTTAACAAGACCAAATTTTTCCCGAATTTTCTCCCTGGATTAAGTCAATACGGCCGAATTTTCGGGCGATTTTCGCTCTGGATTAAGTTAATACGGCCGAATTTTCCCCGAATTCGGGGGGTGATTTTCTATTTATATTAAGGCATTTTTCCCAAGTTTTCCGGAATAGGGAGGGGTTTAGAGAAATTGGGGGGTGATTTTTACACTAGATTGCGTGATGGATTAGTTTAGTTAATAAGTAGCTCTTCTCGCAAAGACGGCCTTCTTGCGAAATCATTCCCTTTACACCAACCGCAATAACTAGGGGCTGACCCCTTGGGAAAAATTCCCAGCTAGGAATTTATCTAACGGATTTGGAATTCTTCCCAAAAAATAGCAAGGTTAGGCTAAATCGCCCCCTACCCCTCCATACCCGATTTGCACTAACCAGGGGTAGGAACCTTGGGAAAAATTCCCGCTAAGGATTTTACCTAACGGATTTGGAATTCTTCCCAAAATTTGACATATTAATCCCAAATTGGGGTGGGGAGGGTGATTTTGCAATTTGGATTTTTTTTGGGAAGAATTCGGAAAATATTAGATGAATTCCTCAGTGGGAATTTTTCCCAAGAAAATTGTTAACACGGGACCCCATTTTGATCTAGTTTTGACGCCGTCTTGACCTCGTTTTAACCCCGTTTTCGCCTTAATGACCGACAAATATTAAGGCCTTTGGGCAAAATTCCGAAAATTTTATCCTTATTAACTTCATAAGGTTAGGACCCAATCGTAAGAAATTTTTCAAACACCCTTTTGCAATTTGGACGGCGATCGGTTAAAATACCGTAGTCGATGTTAATGATCTTTGACAATTCGAAAGATAGAGTGAGCCGGTCGGAAGGCCCGCGAAGAGCGGCACCTCGATGAGCCTCTAGTGGTTTTCCCTTTCCCTTTCCTTTTTTTTTTTAGGAGTTTAGAAATGAACGCTACCCCCATCAAGTTCGCCAATGCAATTCAGGCCGGTCTTGCGGCAAGCTTTGAACCCGCACTGGCCCAAGCCAAGACGCGTGAGCTTCTGGATTTGTTCCAGGAATTCGCAGCGCATCTGGAGTTCGAAGCCAACGGCGATAACGATCGCCGACGGCGAATGCAAAAGAAGAGCTACGCAGCTCTGCTCGACGAAATCGCCACTTTCCTGGAGGCGAAGTTAACGTAGTTAGTTTGATACTGCTCTCACGAGCGGGCCGCGCGCTGGCACATCGCGGGATCGTTCCCCGCGGCGCGGCCTTTTGGTTTCCTTGGTTGTCGTTTCCCGGTTTTAAGTTTAAGGAGTTGTATCATGCTCGTTATGCGCGCTAATTCCGTTAATTTGAAATCACACGGCGGATTTCAATGGCCTGAGTCCGGACCGGTTAGTTGTCCCGACTGGGATCCCACCCCTACGTGCGGCCACGGACTCCACGGTTTACCGTGGGGCGAGGGCTATTGCACTATGTTCGAAAGCTATCTGCGCGATGGCGGTAAAGTGCTCGTCGTCGAGGTAGACGATGTGGATGTAGTGATGTTAGATGGAAAGTGCAAGTTTCCTCGCGGTAATGTTGTCTTTTGTGGCGAACTTGACCAAGCTATCGCCTACATGCGCGCCAACGGGGCAAGCGGTCGAGCAATTGCCCACGCTCGGATCGTGGAAGGCGACAGTAGCACTGTTACAGTGGGAGTTTATGGTAAAGCCACGGCAGGCATAGGAGGTACCGCCACAGCGGGCGATTACGGTGCCGCCACGGTAGGAGCTAACGGTAAGGCCGTGGCGGGCAGCGATGGAACGGCCATCGCAGGCGATGGCGGCATCGCCACAGCGGGCAGCGACGGTACAGCCATGGTAGGCGATCACGGAATGGCCGTGACGTCCAACTACGGCACGGCTACAGCAGACAATCACGGCATGGCCGTGACGGGCTATCGTGGTACCGCCTCGGTAGGAAATCACGGAATGGCCACTGTAGGCGATCACGGCGTCGCTACAGCAGGCGACAATGGAATGGCCACGGCTGGATCGCGTGGCACTGCCAAGGCAGGAGCTTGCGGTACCGCCACGGTAGGCTATCGCGGTACCGCTATGGTAGGAAATCACGGCACGGCTACGGCAGGAGCTCGAGGCACCGCCGTAGCGGGTGACGATGGAATGGCCATTGCCGGCGATGGCGGCACCGCTAAAGTAGGCGCTCGTGGTAAAGCCTCGGCAGGCGTAGGCGGTGCTGTCATGGCCGGTGAAGATGGCGCGTTGGAAATCGCTTTCTACGATTCAACTAATCGTTATCGCCGTAAGACGGGCTTCGCCGGCGAAGACGGGATTCTACCGAATGTTTTGTACCGTATTGAAAATGGCCAATTCGTTCCGGCGGTTATCGAATAGTTGTACCCGACAGCGCGGGCGCGCCGGTCCGTCTGCGCAATACGTCCGTTTCATCAAGGCCGGCGTGGAGATCGATTATGACAGACTATGTAATTGCCTATCCCGGCGACCGCCCACCGTTTCTGTGCTCGCCGCCTTGCGACTGGCGCGGTCTAATGTGGAAGTATGTCGAAGCCACGCCGCAAAATGCGGCGGTAGCGATTGCGGTTCACGATCGTGAGTTTTCTGACTGGTCGGTGGACGAGCAACTAGTCGCTCTGGCGATGCGGGTGTATTCATCGGTTGCGGTCGTTTAGTGCCCTTTCTTCTTCCAGGATTTGCGAATGAACGCAAAGTCGAGTATTCCGAGAACGGTGACTATCGAAAAGTTTCTAGCGCGAGTGGGTTGCTTTGACATCACTCATTCGCATGAGACGACTTTCAGGTACGTTAATCCAGCGGGTGAGTTTAATTCGCTCATCAAGCACCAAAACGGCTCCTTCACGGAGATCGTCGGTAGTGAAGTTCATCACCATCGAAATTTTGAGGCCTTAAAAGCGTCGAAAGGAGAAGTCGTATGATGACACAGGTAGAATGCCGAATTTGGACGGTCTCGGCATCAATCCAGGGAGCAGCAGAATGCCTGCGCGAGCTGGATGCTCGGATGATGGTCGTTAATCACGATAAGCTTTTTGTGACTGGATTGATCTTACTCTCACAAGCGGACCGCGTTTTGCAATGGGCGGCGCAGCCACCGCAACAAGGGACGATTGTCCAGTTCATTTTCTAGGGGAGAATCCCGAATTTAAAGTAGTTGGTGCGGCCTGGCCGCTATTTACTGTTTATTTCACTCTTGTTTTATGAGGAGACCTTCGATGATCGCGATCGCTAAAATGTATTTTGGAGAATCTGCTAACGTTAATCACGTTAGTCAAGAAGGCTTGCCAATTTTCGGGCGATACGCCGCAATGCTGAGGGAGGACCTGCTTTGGGTTGACCAGGCAGATGACGGCACGTGGTATGTACGGCTGCCCTTGGGTAGTACGATGTGCGTTACAGAGTGGACGCGCGATGAGGCGATTAACTGGGCACGGGCCATCGCGCGCGATGGCTACGACGGCTGGATTCAGGATCGCGATCGAGCGGTTTTCGAGGCGAAAGAGGACGCGCGCATTCGTCACAATAACAGGGCACGCTTAAGTGCAGCCTATGCCGCACGATATGGTGGTCCAGTCGCTTGAGCTGCCCTGCCGCATATCGGCACCTGCGCGTTGAGATTTATCTCGATTGTCTCGTTTCCGACCACTCATTTAGGAGAATCAGTATGTACTGTGTATTAACTTTTCAGCGCCCCGACGCTGTCGGGGTCATAGCCGATTATTCAGACGTTAAGATCTTCGGTCCATTTGAAACCGAGAATTTAGCGAATGTCTGGGTTACGATAAAGGAGCAAGAATGGGAGCATGCGCGCTTCTTAATCTTGGAGGTGACAGCTCCGCGTGTCGAGGTTGTAGCTCCCGCAGAGACCTCGCCGCCTCTTGCGGAACGGACCGTAGAAATGAAAGGAGTCGCGCATTTGCGGCGAACGTTTCGTGAACAGCTCCGCCGGGAGCTGACGTTTAATCGGTACGATGAGGCGGCTTGTAAGCGAGTCGCCTACGCTTTGGAGGGGCAGTGGGTATGTACCGATACGTTCGATGACGACTCGCAGACCTTCACAGGCGTGCTAGTCGGCGACCGAGGCGGAGACCTGCTCGCCCACGTGCCGGCGAACGATGAGGAGCAGTCCCGGTTTCTCGCCCAGGAGCGTGCCTGGGCGATTGCCAATGCTGCGGGAGTTATATTCCAGTTTCAGCGGTTGGTATCCGGCTCGGATTGGCCTCGTTTGGGGAGATTTTAGGAGAGAATTCCAATTGGCAAAAGACCTTTTGGAATTTCTGGGGTTTCGTGTTAAAATACTGACCCCAACGGAGGAACCTTAGCATGCCGAAGCGATTAGGACAAATCGTTGATTCTTCGCACTCGGGTGGGCGTAGCGTACAGGAAGCTTGGTGGGAGCTATTCGAACTAAATGAAAAGTTCTGGACAAGCGGTGATGTCGGTAAAATTCGAACCGACAAACAACTCATCGAGCAGATGCGGGAGTGGTTCCCGCATCGCCGTTCTCGTTTGATGCAAACGCCTTCCCGTTGGCGAGCTTCATATAATCGCAAACGCAAGCAGATTGTAGTTTACCGCTACGTGCGGGATAGTGAGGGACGGGTGGCCCGTGCAACAGCTCATGCCTTACCGATTTCCCAGTGGAAACGACCTCGCTAATAATGATTTCGGTCTCACTAATTTATTTCCCGGAGAACGTACCATGACATTACAACCAGTTGACGTAGTCGTAAAGTCCGTCGGCACTAATGGCGCCGTCGTCGCGACTAAACCAGGCGCAGGCAAGATAGTTAAAAAAGCCGCCAAACCCACATCGCGAAAGACCGTTGACGCTGCTACTGCCGCTACTGCTGTTACCAGGACCGCAAAGGCCGCAAAGTCGCAAGAAAAGACGGATGCCATGACGGCTCGCATCTTCGAAGATGAGACCATCCGCCGAGCGAATGCGATCGCTCGCATCCAGGAAGCCGCTTTGGCAGCCGGGTTGCAGAAGTCTCGTATCGAAATATTCATTCGCAAGTTGCAGTGTCGCGTCGAGCGCAGTTGCGCTCGTGTGGCGAAATTGGTTGAAGCTGAACGCGCTCGGCAGGCGAAAGCTCTTGAGGCGTATCCGGTGCTGCAGAGGCTTCCACCGAACAAGAAGGAGCTGGAGGTAGCGGCGGCGGTTCCAAAGGTCGAGATCCCCAAGGAACGACTGCCGGCTTATATTAACAGTATTGCAGAAGAAGTGGCCTAACCTGCAATTTCGATCGGAGGGGCTGGGCAGTCTTTCTAGCTGCCCAGCCCTATTTCTTTGGCGGTACCCTTCTCCCAGGGACCGAGAACAATAATACTGAGTAAAGTTGTCGTAGCGACGTTTTATGGCGATCTTAGCCCTGCCAGGCCCACGGGCCTGGCAGGGCTTTTTTCGTCCTTACGCGGCTCCTGCGAAGCCCGTGGAAGGGCTTGCTGCCAGGAAATTATTTTTCTAATTCCTCCCAAACCACCTGGCCGGGTTAAAGCCAAATTACCTCGAGGAACGTCAAAATAACCGGCCTGCCCACGGCCCTTGGAGGGCTGTCAGGCGGAACTGCTGCAGTAAGGCATGGACGCCTTGCTGTCCAGGATCGAAGGGAGACGTGCCGTGATCCGGTTGCGTCGGAAACAGCGCAGACGTCAGCCTTTAGCGCATCAGCGTCCCGTTTTGACGTGGGCGTCCTCGCGCGATCGCATCGCGCTATTCGTGGAGATGCGCCTCGGCAAGACCTTCATGGCTACCCGATGGGCGATCGAACGGCTGCAACGGAATGATGCCGCGTTGGTCGTTGCTCCCGCTCCTGTGCTGCCGGTGTGGCTCGCAGAACTTCACGCTGACGGCATTGCCGCTGCACTACTGCGCGGCCCTTCTGCCGCTAAGCGACTCCAATTCGAAGCAGCAGTCCGAGAGGGAGTCCGGTGGTTTCTGGTTAACCCCGAAGGATTGCGAGCCGCACCGGATTTACTTAACGTCAATTGGAAGCTCGCTATTTTGGATGAGTCCACCTTCATCGCCAATCCCAAGGCGAAGATCACTAAGTTACTGATGAAGCGACTTCAGCCGCCTTACCGGGCCATTCTGACCGGGACGCCTGCCCCAGAGAATGACCTGATGTACTTCGAGCAGATGCGTTGGTTGCTCGGCCAGTTCTGTGGATTCGAATCTTATTGGTCCTTCCGCGCACGCTGCTGGCATCAAGCCGGCTTCGAATGGTTTCCGAATCGCGGCGTTAAGGAGATGATGGAGAAGGAGCTGGCGAAGTACGCTTTTGTCCTGACCGCCAAGGACGCCGGTATTTCAGACGAGCGAATCTACCAAACGCGGTATGTTGAGCTGCCGTTTATGTTGCGCCGACTTTACTCCAGGATAAGCGCGGAGTTCACGATTGGCGATCTCTTAACGCAGTGGTTTCCTGTCGCTAGTACTTGGATGGCTCAAGTCGCTGGCGGGTGCATGCCGCGAGAATTCCGCGAGCACCTTGGGGATGTCTTTTCACCGCATAAGTTTCGCGAGTTGGAGAACCTTGTGACTGGTGAACTGAAGGGTAAACCTCTCGTCGTTTTCTTCCGTTTCAATCGTGAAATTAAGATTGCTGCGGAGCGACTCCGCGAACTCTATTTGCGTGTAGGCGTCTTCACCGGGTTAAATACCCTGGAGCAGAAGACGCAAGCGGTGGCAGACTTCCAGGCAGGACGGACAGACATCCTTCTCGCTCAAGGCCGGGCTGCCCGATTCGGACAGAATATGAGTCGTGCTTCTGCAGCGATTTTCTTCTCGAATTGGTGGGACTGGCAGACTCGGTCTCAGCTAGAAGCTCGTATTCGGCATCCGAACCGCAAGGAGCCAGCCCTCTATGTAGACCTTGTGACGTCTGGCACGGTGGATGAAGCTGCCGTTCTAGCGTTGCGTGAGAAAGCGAGGAATTCGACTCGTCTTCTGGAAAGAATTCGCTACATTCACGAAGGTTTAAAGCGATGATCCTTTCAGTAGATCCTGGAGTAAACGAAGCCGGCTTTGCCCTTTGGGTAGAGCAGGCTTGGTACGAGCGTAGCCGGCCTGCATTGCCAGGAGAGACTTTCGTCTTGAAACGTCGTTCACGCGACACGACATTTTACCGACGGGTTGAGGGAATCCTCAACCAGCTCGACGTCCGCCTTCGCGGCATCGAAATCACCGGCCTCTACACGGAGTTCCCGATTATGTTCAGTGGGGCTGTAGGATATGCCGTCGCTCGTCGCGGCGATTTGACACACCTCGCTTTTGCAGTTGGTATGTTTGCCGAATGGGCACGAGGGCGGGTTGCTCGCTTCATTTGCTATCCGGTCAACGAGTGGATTGGACAGCTTCCGAAGGACGTTATGCATCAGAGAGTTCGCAGTATTTTACTGCGATATTATCGTCCGCGAGATGTGGATTCAGTATTGCAACGACCTAGCCATCACTGGGACGCGGTCGGTATCGGCCTATACGCTCAGGGTTTCTTTAATTAATCGTAGGAGTGCTGCGATGGAGTTATTTATCTCCAGGATTGAAGTTTGGTTGTTAATTTATTTTGCGCACGGCATGAGTAGTGAAGCCCGTCGCAGTCTGATTAAGATTCTGGAAGAGGAGTTGGAGCGGGTAGCGAACGCTCAAAGCGGTGCTATCAGTTAACTTACTTTTGGGAGAAATCAGATGCCCTTACGATTGCGAAAGAAGTTAAAGCCGTTGAGTTTCGGCGCTGAAGTTAAAGCGGTTTTCAAAGGCTCAATGGAATCGTCCGTGAAGTCAAACTTCAAGCGTCGAGAAATGGAAGTTCTCGATGACCGGCGACAAACCGAGCATTGGTCTTTTACTCGAGAAGGTGGTGGAGCCACGTGCGGCCTCCATCAGTCAATGATCGAGAAGTGGTTGGATTGTCGCGAGCAATTTCGGTTGGAGATTGTGCATGGCTTTAAGAATCCGATGGGTTCTGCAGCCATTGACTTCGGCGACTGGTGGCACTGGTTGCTTGGGCGACACTACAACAAGCGGCATAAACCAGCGGCCACGCCGATGAAAGATCTGGAACAAGCTGTTCAACTTTATAGCGCGAAGTTCCAGCAGGATAATCCGCATTTACCGGAGAAGCGGCGCGATGCAATGGAGTTAGGCTTCCTCAAGACCAAGGCTCTCTGGCCGGTCTACCTGGAGAAATATGCTGCGGAAGATGCTGAAAAGGAATGGGTTGGTATCGAGCGGGAGTGGGAATTCGACTACTCGCTGCCGCCATTGTACATGAGCGGGAAGTCCCAGAATAGTCAGCAGCGCGAGGTCGTTGAAGTTATAGAAGGTTGCAAGGTTCCGCTTGGTGGCATTATGGACGGCGTTTTTCGAAAAGACGGACGGCTTTGGCTATTCGAGACCAAGACGAAAAGTCGTATTGATGAAATGGAGATTGAGGATACTCTCCAATTCGATATTCAAGTTAACCTCTACTTGTATGCGATTTATCGCATCTACAACGAATGGCCGGCAGGCGTGCAGTACAACGTCATTCGCAATCCCGGCACAGAACCGGGTAAACGGATCGCCGAGACCCACGATGAGTTCGTTGCACGTTTGAGCAAGGACGTCGTTAAAGACGAGGACCACTACTTCAAACGATGGGAACTGGAGGTTACGCAAGATCATATTGAAAGTTTCCTGGACAGAACACTAGACCCGATTTTACGGGACATTCAGTTGTGGGCGTACGGCATAACCCCGCATTACGTCCACACTAAGTCGCTAGCCGGCAAGTACGGCAAGTGCGCTATGTACGATCCCATCACCAAGGGCGACTTCACTGGTGTGGAGCAAGTGCCCGTTTTACGAAAGGAGCGATAGTGGTATTGCAAATGAGACGAGTGGCAAAAGTCGATAAGTCTACGCATGGTCAAGGCCGCGTGACCATGCGGACTGCGCAGATGGGCGTCCGATTGCCACTACCGGACGTCGCGTTGGCTACCTCCAGGAATGACCCGCAAGCGAATTTCCACACTCAGTCTCTTTGGGTGTATGGGGATTCGGGTGTAGGCAAGACGACGTTTGCGGCAGAGTTCGAAAACAGTCACCAGTTTATGTTCGAACCGGGAGCTTTGTATCTTCGAACTTACCAGAAGCCCGTCACGCATTGGCTGGAGTGGGTTGCCTACAAAGAGAAGTTCAGGACGTCGAAGTTCCAGTTCGCGATTTGCGACGGGATGGAAGACGCCTTCGACCTGTGCTTCAACTTCATGTGCGAGGAGGTCTTGAAGATCGAGCACCCAAACGACGAGAAGGACTACGGCAAGTCCTGGGGAGCGATTTATGGGGAATACGTTAGGCAATTCGATGATTTGATTAAGATACCCGACAAGGGTTGCATTTTGATCTCGCATGCTGGCGAGCGGTTATTCAAACCAGCGTTCGGCGAGTCGTACGACCTTGTACGGCCGCCGTTAAATAGTAGGCCCCTGGAGCGACTGCTCGCGAAGATCGATTTCATGGGCTACATCTGGCGCGATCCTGTGTCAGGTCAGAACAAAATGCGCATTCGCCCTGACGGTACCGTCATGGCAAAAGTGCGCGCGCCGGAGTGCATGTTGTATTCCGACGGCAGTCCGATTTTGGACATCCCGCTCGGCAACGATGCGAAGACGTCCTACAAGATGTATAAGGCGGCTTTTCACAATCAGTTGAAAGCCCCTGCCATGGCACCGGTAAAAAAGCCGGCGTTGCCGAAGAATTAGCGTTTACCCGTTTTGTTTCCTTCAGTTTTTAAGGAGAATGGAGTATGACAGTATCAGTGAAGTCGACCTCGTCTGCGGTACCGGGTAAGGGCGGCTTCGCCAATCGCCTGGCGAAGATGCAGCAGATGTGGGAGCAGACCAACGCAGCTACCGTAGGAGGCGTCGGTGTCAACGACAACGTCGAGACCGGCAAGCATGAGGCTCGCCTTGTTGAGGCGAAACTCATTGAAGTTAAAGGCGGCGAAAAGATAATGGTTGAGTGGACTTGGGACTGCGTGGACGTCGGTGATGCCGCTGCCCGCAAAGCTAACCCGGCTCACGGCTACGTGACTAGTCGTGACGGTTTGGACACGGAGCAGAATATCGGGCACTTGAAACGAAAGTTAAAGTTCTTCGGCTTCGATCATACGGCAGTTAAGGCCGCTGAACTGCCCGATGCTCTGAAGATGATTACCGAAGGCCACCCGCACGCTCAGATCCGCGTTTGGTTATCCCAGGATCAGCAGTGGCAGAACCACGCGCTCCTGGGGAATGGCCCGACCGGATGGGAAGTCGATCCGTGGGGTTCCGGTGAAGAGGCGAGCGTAAAAGAAGGCCAGGGCGATGAACTGGATACGCTCGACCGTAACGGCCTTAAGAAATACATCGCGGCTAATAAGCTCGCGGTGAAGGTCATGACGAACATGACTGACGACGACATTCGTGAGGCCATCCGAGCGGCGCAGGTCGTTGAAGAAGAATCGGCTCCGGAGCCGGCTCCGGAGCCGGCTCCGGAGCCGGAGCCGGAGCCGGAGCCGGCTATCGAGGAAGAAGCTGCTTCTGGCATTGAAGTCGGTTCGATCGTGCTCTACACTCCGCCTCGCGCCAAAGCTGCTCTGACCTGCGAAGTTCAGGATGTTGATGAAGCCGGCACCGCGAAGCTGAAGAATCTCGAGAGTGGCAAACTGCTCGCGCAGCGAGTCGCGCTCGATCAGCTCGAACTCGCGGCAACGGATGAAGCTGCCGCTGAGGAGGAGGAGGAGGAGGTTGCAACGACGGAGGCAGAGTTCGGCATCGTGACCAAGGGTAGTAAGGTCGAAGTCAACATTGGCGGCAAGCCTTACAAGGGCATAATCGCGGTCGAACCGACAGCCGACGCGGAGACCGTCAAGGTTACGTTAAGCGAAGGTCCGTACAAAGGCAAGGTCAAGGAGGTTCCGGTGGAAGATGTCGAACCCTTAGAGTAGTCCCGAAACGATCGCACCGCTGAACGATAGGTTTTGAAACCCGGACAAGTAAGCGGTGGTGCGAGGAGTAACAGCTATGCTTAGCCTCGCTTTATTTTCTCGAAATCTTTACCCCCAGTTGCAGAGTTTGTCTTATGTCACGAAATATTTACCTCGCTGGTCCGTTCTTCAACGCCGCTGAACTCGCAACGATCGAGCGAATTGAGCAAATGATGGAGGGACGACCCGACGTCCGATACTTTTCGCCCAGGAAACACGGCGGTAATGCTGAACGTCAGAGTGACGTTAAGCAGAATGCGCAAGCGATCTTCAATGCCAACGTCGCCGCTATGCGGGAATGCCACGAGTGCATCGCCGTTCTCGATCGGCCTCAATGGATGAACCCGACGGGTGAACGAGTAGCTGGCCTCATTGGACCGAAAGAAGATGTTCGTACCGTCCGGCGAGAGATCTGGCTGGTCCACCATGTCAGTTATTACTCTGCCGACCGGGCTGACGACTTTTATCCGATCAAGGGACCATTGGAGCAGCCTGACCTGGGAACGGTTTGGGAGCTAGGGTACCTTCGAGCGTGGCGGGATTTGATTTTCGATCTTGATACAGACATTGAAATCCCGTCGCTCTGGGCTGGACGAAAAATTCTGGCGGGATTCACGACGAAATCGCGAGAAGAGCAGGTCGGCAAGCAGAACGTCATGCTCGCCCGCTGCCTGGACATCATGATCCACGGCTTTGCCGAGCTAGAGCAGTGGATGGCTCACCCGTCCGCTGGCATGGCTTTAGCCAGTTTCAGGGCTGCCGGCTTAGACCGGACAGAAGGCGAGGTTGAGTAAGCTACTTTACTCAGTCCTGCCGTTCTCTTAGTAGCGGGTCAGTTTCGATCTCAGTCCCCGTATTATTTATAGGAATCGAACGATGCAACGACCGCCTGATGCGACCGACTTAACTTCGCTGGGATGGCCGCATAAGAATAACGGCCAGGAACCGCGAGGATGCGGGAAGTACGATCTTAATTTGTTTGAGTTGCTCCGAGGTGCTCCCGTTCGGCTGCGCTACGTACCGCGATACTCCACGTGCCGTGTTAACCACAAGGAAACGGTTGCTGAACACTCCTTCTATGTCGTTCTCTATACGGCATTGATCGGTCAGTGGCTTCAGAACAATCCACTCCTTGTCTCAACCACGGCCGACAAGCCGCAGTACCTGGTACACCGGTTGAATTGGGAACTGTTGATGGTTCGGGCTGCAGTGCATGATCTGGAAGAAAGTCATACTGGGGATTGCCCACGACACTTCAAGTACATGAATGAGACGCTGCGGATTGCCCATGAGGAGGCCGCCATCGAGGCCTTCGAATTGGTTTGCCGGAAGCTTGTTAGTCCTGAATGGGCTGAGCGTCTGAGAAATAACTGGCTACTCGCTAAGGACAGTCGGCTGGAAGGAAAGGTGATTGCGTTCGCCGACTACCTGTCGGTCCTCGCTTTTATTGCGCAAGAGTACGAGAGCGGGAATCGCAACGCCTTCGAGCATGCGGAGACGCTCCGAGCTTACTATTCACACTTTGAAGATTCGACCTTTGAAGCTTTGCGACCTCTGATTGACCAAGTGCCGCACTTTATTGATTACATCTTCGGTAACAAGGAGAATTCCGTTGTCAACTAAATCAACAATTGTAATTGACCAGGAAGCCCTCAAAGGCGTCCTCAACCAGCAACTCAAAGGCGTTCTCGACTCCTCCGATATCGCTCTGGTGATGGCGGAGATCGAGGCCGCAAGTGTCCCTGTAGGGACGGAAGCTGCTGTAACTCCCGGAGGTCCGGTCTATACCCAGGAAGAGCTGGCGACCCGCCAGGCTCGCGGGTCGATCTACGGAGATCCGCTGATAAACCACAAGACGATTGGCATGATGTGGGCTGGTCTGATTGAGCAGGCTCGAAGTAAGTACAACTTCGACTGCCTACCCTCGCATCTCGTCTGCCTCATGCAAGTCGCGGTCAAACTGAACCGCCTCGCCCGGACACCCGGCCACGAGGATAGTTATCACGATGCCCACGTTTACCTCAAACTGGCACAGGAGATTGCCCGTGAAAGCGAAGGTTCGACTTGAGGGAGGTCCGATGGATGGTTATGAAGGTTACGTAGAGATCGTGGACCCGCCTGGCAAGTTATCTCTCTACGTGCACTTCGAAGGAAAGCACAAATACGTCTATCAGGCCCGTCGTTTCGTCGAAGACGGTAAGCCGCCTTTAATCATGGACTTCGTTCAAGTTTTGGGTCGAAAGGAAGAACTATGAAGCAGCCATCCGCAAAGTTATTGTCCACGATTGCCTATCCCGTGGAGACGATTTATTTACTCTGGCAGGCAAGTCGTTCCGACGAACCACTGCCTTCGGCCGCAGAGCTAAAGGAGCAGGCTGGCGAAGACCTCGCCCTTGCGGCGACAATTAACGAAACGTTCTTGAAGGTTATTGAGAGCGACATCCCAGTCGCCGAAAACCTGGACGTCATCTTCATCCTGGAAAACATCCCGATCTCCCTGCGCGAGCAGATCGTGCGGCACCGAATCGGGCATCATTTTGGGGACAATTTCGCGGTGGACATTATCCCAGGAGATGGACGTAGTTCGTGGTGGTCACAGTCTATGCGAGTCAAGGACATGGGCCTGTTCGCTTCACAGGGCGATTTCTACATGCCTGAATCGATCGCGGGTAATCTCAAGATCTTACCGCGACATGACGGAGATGGTCTCATGGACACGCTCAGGCAAGGGGCTTTAGTCAAAGATCTCTACGAGTCTTTCATGGAGGCGGCTCAGGAGTTGTATGCAAAGTTTGTAGACGCTGGTGTGCCGCCAGAGGACGCTCGGCAGGTGTTGCCGTTAGCGGTTTCGCATCGGATTTCCTGGAAAATGAACTACATGTCGCTGAAGCACATCATGGGTCGTCGCGGCTGCTGGATTGCTCAGCTCGGCATGTGGCAGCCTTTGATTACCGACATGGTCAATGAGCTGGCAACGAAGGTCCACCCGGTCTTTCGTTCGCTCGTAAGACCGCCTTGTTTGAATTCGCAAGGTTGCTTTATGAAGTGCCCATTCGTCGCGGACAATCTTCAACGACTGATGGGTAAGGATCCCGAGCCGCCTTGTGCGGCGTTTTTAAATCATCATTCGAATGAGGCGATGGCTGTACCTGCTGCTGAACGATACTACCATCCCGCAGGCGACGGTACTTGGGATGCCACTGACCCGGCTCGTCGGACCCGCTACCGACAATTGCTCTCGGACTTCACGTCCTTGTGGGGCCGTTCGGCTTATCTCGGAGCTGTCTAACTGGGATGCGGTGCGGTAGTCATGGTTCTGATTCTCAAGCCGAAGCGCTTGATTGACGGCGACGTTGTTGCAGCCGATACCGAAGGTACGGGCTTGTCGCCTTGGAAGGGTGACCGGCCATGGGCCTTCAGTTTTTGTAACGCTGACGGGGAGACCCGTTACGTTGAGTTTCCAGTTGACAAGGCGACTCGCCAAGTGCGGTATTCGGCGAAGCCGAGAGAAGCGGAAGCTATTCGCTGTCATTTCCGTGACCGAGCCGTATCCAAGGTCTTCTGGAACGCAAAATACGACGTCCGCATGATTCGCTTCGGCTTGGGGCTTCGGGTTGCAGGACCGATTCATGAGGCCATGTTCGCGGCTCATTGCTGCAATCCCTGCGAACTGACCTACGCCTTGAAACCCTGGGCAAAGAAGTACGCTGGTTACGCTGACGAGGATCAAGACGAGCTGCAGAAGGCTACCGTCATCCTGCGCCGCAAGGCGAAGGAAAAGGGCTGGAAGATCCATAAGGAGGTAGAGGCGGATTACTGGCTTTGCATGTACGCCCACGAACTACTGCCGGACGATCCCGAGACCGCAGAGCGGTTTTGTTCTCTACCCAGGATATACGCTGTAGGCGATGCTGAGCGGACTATGCTGGGTTGGCTCTTCTGTGAGAGGAAGATGGAAGAGTTGAGAGTGCGGTCCGTCTACGACGAAGAGATGAAGCTTTGGCCGGCAGTCATGGATATGGAGGATCGAGGTGTTCGAGTGGATCGAGACGTCGTAGCTGAACAGCGAGCGTTCTACCAGCGGGAGCACGATGCCTATTACAAGAAGCTTATGGAGTTAGGCGAAGAGGCTCGTATGGCAGGCTCGCTGGACACGCGTGGGCGCGGTTTAGTTCTTAAGGTGGACCGGTTGAAGAGCGGCAAGTATCGTCGCTTTCAGTGTGCCCTGATGAATAGGGATACTGGAGAGGTTGAGAAGGCAAAGTGGTTTAAAGCCGAGCATTGCAAGCTTATCGAGGGCAGCTTCGATAGCGTCGGTATCAACTGCGTTGTTGAGATTCATGAGCCGTTCAAGCAGAAACAATTCAATCCCGGTTCTGATGAGCAACTTGCCAAACTGCTTTACGATCACCTTCGCCTGCCGGTCCCTGAGAACGTTTACCGTGAAAGGAAGAAGAAGACGATGCAGCGTCCCGTTGACGCTGATACCTTGCTCGAGCTTTCCGCGAGTACGGAGATTGTCGACGATATTCTTATGTGGCGAGCCGCTGGGAAAGCTCTTGATTTCTACGACGCGTATGAGCTCGGAACCGAATACGATCGCGATAGCGACGTCTACGTGTTACACGCCGACTTCAACCAATGCGGTCCACGCTCTGGTCGTTTTAGTTGCCGTCGCCCTAATCTTCAACAAGCCGCTTCGAAGTCAACGGGACGCTCAGCTAAGCCTATTGACACACGAGCTCCATTTGGCCCTCGACCGGGTCATGTTTGGTACTCGATCGACTATTCGCAGTTGGAGCCGCGAATCTTCGCGTCATTATCGCAAGAGCCGGAGATGCTCCGCATCATCCGTTCAGGCCAGCATATTCACAAGGCCTGCGCCGATCACGTATGGGGATTCCGCAACGGCGCGGTGACTAAAGCGGCGATTGAAGCTGCGATCCATGCGATGGGCTTCCGCTATGCTGGTACGCAAATTGATACGCCGCAACAAGTCGCCCTTCGTAATCGATTTTCCGGTCTTACCGATGAACAGGCCGCAGAACGTTGGCTTGCGGAGTTCGAAGGCAGTATAGTCAAGGCCGAAGAAAGTATCGATCGTAAAAACTCGATTAACAAAGCCAAGCTGGCCATTTTTACCCGGCTCTACGGTGGTGGTATACCTTCGATTATGAACCTGATGAAGTGTACTCGCGAAGAAGCCCAGACGTTCTTGAAGGAATACGGCGAAGCTTTCCCGGCCATGGATCCCTGGATGAAACAAGTTACACGAGAAGCCCGTCGCGAAGGCTGTACCTGGACTGCCTTTGGACGACGGATCGTTATTGACGATTTGGACAAGGCTTACCGAGCGGTTAACTACAAAATTCAAGGCTCGGCTGCTGACCTCATGAAGCGAGGCATGAGAGCCTGCTACGATTATATTCGATCCGAGGGCCTTAAAGCCTGGATCGTTATGACGATCCACGATGAGTTGGTGTTCGAATTCGACGTCAGCCAGCCGCGAATGCGCCACGTCAAGATGCTGCAGACTTTGATGGAAGATCATGGCGGCGTCTTCGACTTGCCGATGACCACCAAGTGCTCCGTAATTCGCCAGCGGTGGAGCGAGAGCAAGGAAATCCAGTGGACTCGGACATTGATCGTGTAGGAGGCGCTGAAAATGATATCTTCCGATGAAATGAAGTTGAAGCCGTACACGGCGCACGGCATCGATTTCATCGGTATGAGCGGTAATGACTACCAGGCCGACTGCCCATTCTGCGGTAAACATCGGGCATTTCACGTGGATCCGGATACGACTAAGTGGGTATGCTCTAGCGGCCTTGACCGTTGCGGACGTAAGGGCAACCTCACGACATTTATTCGTCAATGGCATACTTTCTGCTTCGAAAACACCAGCGAGGCGCAGTACGCGGCTCTCAGTAAACATCGTAACGGTTTGTCGCCGAAAGCTCTCCGCTTTTGGCAATGCGCTTACAACGCACTTACCCAGGAGTGGTTGGTGCCCAACCACGAGCCGTCCGGTGAAATTCACGACGTACGCCGTTGGAGGCCTGGTCGTAAACCTATGGGCACTCCGACGATCTCCGCAGGCATGTGGGGACGTCATCAGTTGCAGGATCCCTCTAAAGCGACCTGGCCGGTTTGGATTATGGAGGGTGAATTCGACGGCATAGCCATGTGGCACTGGCTTCGTCTCTGCATGATGCGTGTTATTCCAGTTGCGGTACCCGGTGCGAATATATTTAAAGACGAATGGGTTGAAGAGTTGAAAGGCCGCGACGTCACCTTCTGGTATGATAACGATACGACCGGCTTGGAGTATTCCTGGAAGAAAGCTAAACTGCTGCGAGGTATTGCGAACTCCATACGATGGCACTTCTGGCCTGAGAATTTCCCTGAGAAATACGACGTTTGCGACCATTATGTTTCGCAACTTGTGCAGAAGCAGTTGAAGCCGCGAGCCGAGATGCTTAAGATGACCGACCGGATACGCACTGAGCATCCCTCCGCTGCGACCGATGAGGACGCTCCCAAACCTCCACCGCTGCCTCGTCGTCGTCCTGCTTCCAATCCGACCATTGAGCAGACGTTGGCGGTTTATCGCGAGCACTTCAAAATGTCTCGGGACTTAGAGGATACGGTTAAGATCATGTACGCTACGGTCTTGTCGCAGCAGAATCGACTGGACGTCCCGGTTTGGGTCTTCATCGTGGCTCCACCAAGCACTGGCAAG